GAAGGTAATTACAAATACATCACCTTCGTAGTAGCCGAGTGGCAGCGGAGAACCGAGCACGTTGTAGGTGTTCGTGCCTCCGGTCGATCCATGATAGCGACGCTGACCGGCAGCAATATCAACATCGATTGTTCCAGAACCAGTCAGCGGTGAACCGTTAACCAGAATCGTCCCTGTTGGACTATCGACTCCAATTGATTGATCCCCGGTGTTCGTCCCCGAGAGATTGGCTGCGGAGATATTCCCGCCGAACACGAAGTTGTTCGCTAGAGCGACCGCGCTCTGGATCAAGCGCACGATAGCGCTCAGACCCATCTTGACATTGCCACCCGATTGCAGCCCGACTGGAACTGGATCGCTCGCGTTGTCTGCGTTGCCGAACTGGGAGAACTTGGTTCCCACTGATTACTCCGCGATCATGAGGATGCCACCCTCTGTGAGTATATCGTCGTCGTCCGGGTCTTCGCGAATCAGACCTTCCTCGACACCGACTACCACGAGAACGAATGATGCTATTGCACGCTGCCCGTTCGCATCAACCGCGACGAGCGTGAATGCGAATGAACCACCAGCCAGAAGGGATGCGCTGCTGAGCACTCCAGCGCTGAAACTTGCTCCGGAGGCTCCGACAGGATTCGGGAAGCACGCCCATGTGATCGGCCCCGTTCCTCCAGCGGTCGTGAACGTGTACGAGTAAGCGTCGCCCACCATACCGACAGGAGGGTTGCCGATGATCTCGAATAACCCTCCTATGCGGACGAGGACGACGTGGCGTGTCATGTGATCGAGAACCGATAGGTCTGCGTAACCGGAGGGCTGCGCGAGCCGTCTGCCATCGTCACCGTTGCCGTGTAGTCGTCAGCGGCAGGGGCTGCGTTACTGAGAACACCACCGATAGCGCTCCAGCCAGTCGCAGGATCGACAGAAATGTCGAACGTGTACGAACCGTCTCCTCCGGTGCCGGTGAACGTGGTGCTGTACGCAACGCCAGCAGCCCCGCTCTGTGGAAACCCAACGATTTCCATCAGCCCGCCGATTCGGAATAGCTCGACCTTTCTGCTCACGGTGGTGCTTCACCGATTTTTGCAGTAGCAGACCAGATTCCCATTCCTTCCTTGACTGCGGAGAGCGCGCCGATGGAGTCAGGCTTTCCGAAGCACATCTGCTGGTAGAACGCGACCGGATCGAGAGTTGAAGTACCCTGCACATAGATGCGTGTCAGGAATAGCGCGCAGTTTTGCTGCGAGATTTCATAACGCACTGTATCGAAGCTCGGGACACTCGAAGAATCGAATGCTGTCGCCGTGTCCATAGGAGCGAAGTTGTAGGTCCACTGCCGATACGGTTTGACGAACAGCGGCCACGGTTGATTGCTGTGACTGCGCCGCATCAGCGTCGGGTCGATCAGATCGTACTTCGGGTCGGTCAGCGCTTTGAACTCTTGCAGAGTACCGAACCACACTTCACCAACGTCGAACGTTTCTCCCGGAGATGCCCATGTTCCTGATCCGTCCGAGTTGTAAATGTACACATGGACGGAAGCCACATGAAAGTCTGCGCCCACGAACGAACTAGCAGGGATGATACCGATAGAGGCTCTGCCGCCATTGTTCAACTGTACGACTTCCGTCTGCACCTGAATCTGCGTACCGAGTCCGTTGTCCACATCGATGTAAACGACCACTCCAACCGGAAGTGCATATGGCGTGTTCGGTAAGAACAGCGCGCCGACGAATGTCCCGTTCGCCGGGATTGTCATTGTCGCCGTCGATGTCAGGCGAACATAGTCGCTCGTGATCTGCGCTCCGGTATCCCAAGTCATTCGGCATGGAACAGCAACCTTCCCGTCATTGAGATATGTGGAACTTGTGACGAATGCCGCATCGTGGCTTGGTGTGCTGTAGATGGCCCAAACCAGATTCTCTGGTCGGTCTGTCGAGATATACATGAAGTCACCGAATCCATCGCAGAAGATTGAATCGCCTGCTGCCGTGCATAGCAGGAGCGCTACCAGAAAATCGAACATGTGCCTTGCCTCGCATGTTAGCCCCAACAGACCAGAGTGAGTTGTTCGGTGATCGGGTTCTCCGCGATCCCCACGATCAGCACGTCCTTCCCGCCAGACAGATCATATCGCGGATACTTCAACTGCCATGCTTGGCCGATCTCGTAGGAGTCCGAGAAGTCCGACTTGACCGGCACGTAGTAGAAAAACCGCAACTGGGTATAGAGCGCGTTGATGCGCTCGATCTCGATCAGCGCTTCAGCCGGGTCGTCGAAACACGTCCGCAGGGGTGCCGCCTGCTGAGCGTAGCGGTAAGCGTTCGAGAGTTGGACCCCGGAAGCCACTACGGCTTGATACGGCTGCGTCAGGAGCGCTCGCGTCTCGTTGGGGCAGTCCGCTAGGGTCGTCGCCCCGAAGTCGCCCTGCGATGACTGAGACTGGTTGAAGCGCGCCCCGGCTTTCGTCGTCAGACCCGGAGCCATGTCCTGCGACATAGCGATCATGGAATTTTGGCTCGAGCCGATGGTCAGACCCGCTTCGACCGACCCGCCGGAGACAGCCCCGAGGATCACGGACTCGTCGATGATCCCCGAACTGGTGATGGTTCCGGGATCGACCAGACGGAAGACCCGGACGACGCCAGAGCGGTCTGGGAAGAAGTCGCAGCCGCATGAGTCGAGCGCTGGCTGGCAAGCATTGCGTACTGTGATCGACTGCGCGTAGTAGTTCCCGAGAGACGTGTAGCCGGTGAGGATATCGATAGCTGCCGCGTCCGCCGAACTCCATGCTGCGGGGGACAGGCCACCTTCCGTCTCGATCACGGTCTGGAGGAACGTCTGGAGGTTCGTGCCGGTGAGATTGACGACAGACGACGCCAGCGGAAGCTCGTACAGCTTCACCGACTTGATCTTCCCCAGACCGAGACCGTGCGTCCCAGTGATGTTGTTCGACTGGAACCCGAGCACGAACGGCTTCGAGCTTCCGGTCGTGTTGGTTACCTGCATGCGGATGGTTGGCGAGCCGTATGCGTCGATGCCGTAGTTCACGAAGTACGGATTGAAGACTGCGACCTGACCGCTGCTCGCGTGGTAGCTCTGCACCAGACCTGCGAACAGGTATGCTGCCTGAGTCGCGTAGATGTCCTGCGCCGGGATGTGCTCGATGGCGACTTCCGCGATGTACGTGTAGCCGTTGCGGCACATGTTCCACTTCGTAGAAACCCACGATCCGATCCCGGCTCCGCCCTGCGGCTCCATCTCCAAGCGCGGATATGGATAGGTCGGGTCCGTTCCACTGCCGACCCAGTTCGGCTTGTTCGAGAAGTACCCGCCACGCGTTGCGTTGCGAGCCAGATCATCCGTCGTAGTGTAGGTGTTGAACACCCACCCAAGTGAACTGCCGACGATCTGGAAGTTCGTGCCGTTGTAGCGCAGATCGAGAACCGATCCTGCGGGAATCTGCCCCGACGTCACAGCTATCCCGTCAAGCTGGATTGCTTTCGCTCCGAGCGAGTTCGCGTTCAGTGTGCTCGCGCCGCTGTTGGCGTTCGTGAAGGTGATTCGGTAAATCTCCCCGGAGACGTAGCCAGCCGGGACAGGGGACGCCGTCGTGGTGTACGTGTTCGTCCCTGCTGCCGTTCCGGTGTAGTTCGCAGGCTGAGTTACCAGAAGATCAGTCAACCCGATGACCGAACCACCGACAGCCGAGATATCCGCGATGATCTTTCCCTGAGGACCGTCTGGATAGAGCGTGGCGTCAAACGCGCATGAACGTGCATCAGCCGTCAGGTTGAAGTCCAATCCAGCCACTGCGAGCCTGCCAGCAATCCGTGGACCCCCAAGCTGGGCAATCGGCATGTCCGTGAACTGGAGCGTATAGGGAGCCGTCGAGTTGATCAGCACTCCGGGGACAGAGCGCGCTGCGCCGATCACGACAGGCAAAGGCTGTCCAACAGCGCTGGAGAGGACATTCGGAAGAAAGAGAGAACGCTGCATGGCGATATCGAACGTCGCCAGAACATCCTTCACATAAACCGTCTTCTGGTAATCCCCTGCAGTATCGACGCGCTCGACCACGCATGTGGCGATAACCTGAGCCGTATCAACGCTTCCACCGGACTGTTGAGATGGGGTTCGCTGGATCGTGAAGATCGCATCACGAACGTCTGTGCTCAGAAGGTTTCCGTATCGTTCAAACGGATCGTCGAGTGTCACTGAGCCGTATGACTGCCCACCGCTCAGCGACGACGTATTCTTGCGCCATGGCCACGGAGACACGCCACGAACGATCTTGAGGTTCTGCCCGTTGTTCGAGACGGGATCAACCACGCCGTCCCAGACAGCATTAGCAACCGTGTCGGTCGGCAGACTGGTGAAATCCTCCGTCGCCACGCGCACCGGATTGATCTGCGCTGTCTGATCCCACCAACCGGACAGACCCGGCAGCGGGAACTGAAACGATTGCTGCCCGGCATTCATGAAGATCGAAAGATCGCCGGTAGCGGTGCTGCCCAAGCTTGCTGCCGGGAACCATGGGCCAGTTCCACCGAAGGAACTTCCGATTGTGTAAGTCAGTATTAGGACGCCGTTCTTGTAGAACGTCAGGCTTGGATCAATCGGGTTGTAGACCATGCCGACGATATCGTTGTCGGCAATGGTCGTTCCGCTCGATGCGACGCTGGCATTATTGAAGTACAGGTTGCCATCGCTTTTCAGACCGTAACTGTGCGTGTCTTCTCCGACATATTTTGTCGTTGGTGTTGTGCCATCAGTGATCCCGACTGCGAAGTTGCTCGTGGAAAGCGAGGCTGTACCGAACGGAAGCCATTCGACGTTGCCAGAGAAAAACTCTAGCGAGATCGTCGCCTGCACGAGGCGATGAATGGTTAGGCCCGGAAGTGTCGTAGTGACGACCTGATCAGCGTTACTCAGCGCAAGGCTGGCTCCCATGATCGATTGGTCGAATGTCGCATAAAAGATTGACATCAGGGCTGGCGCAGGATCGTGGTACGGAATGAACGGGCGTCATTCGGTGGAATTGAACCGGATACCGCAGCCAGATCGCGAAGCGCTCCCTCAATGCTGGAAAGGATCGTCGCGAGCCGATCTGTGTTGTTTGCCTGCTGCACGGACGACGTGTTAACTGCGGCGACAACATCCGAACTGGCAGCAGGCCCGGCAACTCCACCCCTAGATATCTTGTCGCCAACTGCCAGATTCGTTCCTGCTTCAGCGCTCGACAGATCGCCTGTCGAATAGGGCAGCGCATTTCCCTGAAGCAGGGCGACCACATCTGCCAGATATTCGGCAGTGAGTTTCGTGTTGTCCTGAATCAGCAGGCTGGCCGATGCGATGGCTTCAGCCTTTTCGAATTGCGACTGCAAGCCTTCAGCATTCGTCCCCAAATATTGCTGCAGCAGTTCGGCTGGAACGTTGAACTGATTTTCAAGTTGCGATAGGGACTGTCCTGTATAGGCCCCAATGTTGGCGAAGTCGTTCAGCAGTTTCGACGCATCACTGAGCCGCTGAGCTGCAGCCTGCTGTTCCTCAATCGCCGCGATCTGCTTGTCCAGAGCCACGGTCTGCGGAAGGAACTCAAGCGTGCCAGCATACTTGTCGCGCCGAGCTTTCAATTGATCAAGTTGATCACCGAAGAGTGTCTTCGCCATGGAGGCAGCATCAGCCTCGAATCCCTTCAGTGCATCAGCGCTCTTACTCATCGAATCCATCAGCGACTGAGCGGACGACGCAGCAGCGTCTGCCGTGTTGCCGATCTCGCTGTTGAACTTCGCCAGAGCATCACCGGCTTGCAGCCATGCGATAACCTGTTCTGGAGTCAGCGTCGAAAGCATCTGCTCGAAGTTCGTGCGGAACTGAGCGAGCGTTTCTGTCGGGTCTTGCCCGATGGCTGCAAACTGAACCTGCAGTTGCTTCTGATCGAGCATCTGCTTCTCGGCTGCAGAATAGAACTCCGAGTAATAGTTGTTCCAAAGCGTGTTGAGGTTGTCCAGCCCACCAGCGGCTTTGACCATTGCATCGTCGAACTCGACCAGCGCTTCACCCGCTTTGCCGGTCGAGATTCCGAGGTTAGCGAGAATGCTCTCAACCGTAGTCGTCTGGACTCCGAGACGGACATAGGTCTGGATCAGAGACTCGCCCTGCGCTTCCATGCCCTGCACGAATGTGGTCAGTTGCGTCAGCGTGTCTTCGGGGACCAGACCGTGACCCTGATTGATATCCAGTTGCGCTTGAGCGAGAAACTGAGAACCAGCGAGGAGATCGGTTGCCGACTGACGCCACTGCTCCGCGATCTTCGATGCCTCTTCCGAGGCAGCGCCCATATTCCCGAGCAGAGTTTCACCGATGACGCGCTTCTGGAAGTCGTCGATGCTCTCCTTGTACTGAACTCCAGCGACCGTTGAGACTTCGGTCAGCATCTTGCCCGCCTTGTCGAACGTCTCGTGGAACGTGCCGCCGACGATCTGACCAACATCCTCGCCGAAGGCTTTCGCTTGCGCGTTAGCCGCGTCTGTAAGACCCGAGAAGAATGAGTTCAAACCATCCTGCGTTGCCTGATCGACCGGAGTCGATTGCGTCTTGTAGTACGAACCACCGAAAAGAGCTTTCTTGCCCTTCAGATCGACCAACGCAGATGCCTGAGCCCCGCCCTCAGTGACGCCGACGTTGAACTCGCTTCCGTAGGCTTTGGCTGCGGTGCCGAACAGACCTCCACCCGTGATCATGTTCAGGCCCATGGCAGCGAGCGCAACCCAGCCGACAACCGGGATCGCAGCAAACCCAGCGGCCAGACCGGCAGATATGCCACCGGCTGCGCTGGCAGCGATTCCAGCGCTGAGCGCCCCGCCTATGGCAAACGTACCGACCCCATAGGCCGCGCCCGCTGCTGCCCCGCTCAGGCCGCCCCCTGCATCCTTGAACGCGTTGTAGCCAGCGAATGCACCAGCAGCCGCGCCTCCGAGCGCTCCCACGCCCGATCCGTAGCCGAACGAACTGCCAGCACCGGCATACCCGGCACCCCCTGCAGCACCCGACCACATGGGCAACTGGCTGAACCCAGCCTGTCCTCCAAAGACCGAATTCAATATCGGATTGATGATCGCGAGCTTGGCGAAGTAAGCGATGATCTGCTCGACAACCTGCTTGGCGATATCCGCTAGGCCCTTCATAAACGAGCCACCCTCGATCAGCACCTTCGAGAACGTGTTCGCGATGGAGTCGCCAGCCTGCGACCAAATGTTCTGCCAGCCTTTCGCGGCTTCCACGCTCAGGTCCGTCGATTTCTTCAACTCGACCAGCCCAACCGCCATTCCGTGCAGACCTTCCAGACGCTTCTGCTCCTCCTCAGTCAGTGGCCCCATCACTGCCGACATTTCCTTCAGCGCGATGTTGAGTAGTTTCTGGTATTCGGCCTCGATGGCGATCTCATCGGACGTTTGCCCGATCAGATCAACTTGCTTCGCATATTCCTGCGATGCGGCTTCCATGCCCTTGTTAAGGTTGAGTTCTGCACTGGTCAGTTCGCGGAACCGCTCGGTCGCTAACTCCGTCGCTTCAGCGATGAACTTCTGCACGTCAGCCAGCGGGACACCATCAGCCGTGTATTTGGCAGAGGCACGCTGCGCCTGATCAATCGCTGCGGCATATTCGGACCACGCCTTGTCGTAGGGACCACCGAGTTTTGCAGCAAGCCCGTCGAGCACCTTCTGCATGTCAAGATAATCGGCAGCGATCTTCTGCGCTGCCTTTTCCGCCTTGTCCGCAGCGGCTGCGTTCGCAATGATCGGAGCGGCTGCGTCACCGAACTTCTTCCCCGCCTTCTCTGCTGACGTTCCAGCGGCTTCAGTCGAATTGAACAACGAATTGTATGCGATCTTGGCGCGATCAACTGCATCGGTGACGCCACCACTCAGCCCCTCTGCAGCGCCCTTCAACGCAGTGGCGACGCCCTTGCCGATCTTGCTGACTCGATCAGCGAACTCCTTGTCGGCAGCATCCAGACCAGCACTGTCAAGACTGAAAGCAGCCTTGATCGCTTTCGCCGTCGTCTCAGCCCACGCAGCAACGAGTTTCCCTGCTGAATCGAACACGGTCGAGACCGCATCGAAGAAGGCGAACACGCCCGTCGCAAGCGCTGCGACGACTTCCTTGGCTGCGATCAAGCTGAAGACGAAGACCTTGACGCCATCGGCCACCGTGGAGGCGCTGCTTGCGTAGGAGTCGGTCGTCTTCCCAGCCTCGACCATCTGGTTGGAAAGATCGACGAGATTTGGGAGGAGTTGCTTCGCTACTGCGTTCGCGAATCCTTCAGCCTCAAGCTTCAGACTGGTCAGATTATCGTTGAAAGCCTCAGCCTGCTTTGCAGTCTTCGTGCTTATCACAGAACCGAATTGCTCGGCTTGTGCAATGACTTCAGGAAGAGACTTCTGCCCCAGTTCGTTGAGGTATGGGATCAGGTTTGCTCCGGACTTGCCGAAGAGCAACTGTGCGTCAGCGGTCTTGGCTGCGCTGTCTCGATAGGTTGCGAACTTCCCGGCAACGTCCTGCAGCAGATCGGCCATCGGGCGCAGGTTCCCCGCAGCGTCCTTGACTGATACACCAAGAGCAGCGAAGACAGCCTGATTCTGCTTGCCACCACCGGCAGCGTCCGCAGCAGCCTTCGCCAGTTTCGAAAGACCAACTTGAAGTTCTTCGTTAGCAGTGTTGCTCAGACGCGCCTGCACCTGAAGAGCAGAAAGCGACTCGACCGAGATACCGATCTTCTGAGCCATCTTGCCGACTTCATCAGCCGTGTCGATGGCGCGCTTTCCGAACTCCACCAATTTCTCGACTGAGAAAGCAGCGACGATATTCCCCGCCAGATGCATCAGGCTACCAGATACGTTATCGACAGCGCCTTGCACCGCACGTTGCATCTTCTCGGCATTCTGCTGGGCAATGTATGCAGCCTTGCCCATATCTGATTCGAAACGAGCGAAATTTGCGCTCAGTTCCAGAACCATGCTGCCAAGATTAGAAGCCATTTACCATTCCTCAGAGAGAAGCAGTTTCTCGATTTCGTTTTCGTCAGGCTCGCCACCGAACACCAGACAGTCTTTCATGGTGAACGGAGTTGCGTGCTGCGCTTTGTTGATGTTCAGCAGAGAGGCGTGAAGGTATGCGATTGGATACTGGAAGTTCGACTGATCGTCAATCGGGAACCGAGTGCAGTAGGCAAGGAATTCCCTCGTCTGCTTCGACGAGAGAATCCGCTTCGCCTTGTGTGGCGGGATACCAGTACGAGCGAACAGTGCCCACCAAACATCACCGTTCTCTACCCTTTTTTTGCTGCTTCATCCGCATCCGGAGTCAGACCGTTGATCTCCATGACGTGCTTCTGGAGAGCCTGCTGGAGAGAGAAGCGCAACTTGCCAGCGTCTTCCTCTGTAAACGCTGTTCCGTCCGCACGAGAGACACACGCAGCGATAACCTTCGCGATGGACTCGCGTGCCGCCTTGTCTTTCTTCTCCGGCGTCGTGGCATTCCGCAGCGGAGCGAACAGATCGTTGATCTTTGCTCCAGACACTTCCCGGATCAGGTACTTCGCAGACTTTCCGCGAATCGTGATCTCGACTTCTTCTTGACCGGGTGATTCAAACTCGTTGAGTTCCACAACCATTCTCCTTGCCGTTGAGTAGATCGCGACCACAGCCCACACACGTCACGGCAAGGAGACGTGCTATGGATGTGAGCAGTGGCCGCGAAGAGCGTTGCTTGCCGTTGCCGAGCTTACGTCTTGATGTGGAGGGTACGCGAGCCGCTGCGCTGAATCTGCATGGTCGATTTCGTGACCGAGTTGATCGCGAAGTCGAACGGAAGATCAGCGATGTAGCCGTCGAACGCCAGATACGTGCGCGAAGACGGAAACGACTCGACACCAGCCGAGTTGATCGTCGGTGCAGCCGTGCCGTCGCTGAAACCGATGACCCACTTGAGCGTGTCACCCAGTTCGTTGAACGCGAACAACTGCTGATGACTGATCTTCGTCTGATCGAAGTCCAGATTGACCGTGACCTGTCCGGGCTGACCGAAGCCAGCGAGGAACGTCATCTCGGTGTCGTCCAGACACGTCGTCGGAATCTGCGTCTTCGCTCCACCGACTCCCGTAATACCAGTCGGGCAACCGATCTTGATGACCGTGTACCCGTGGGAATCGGGACGGAGCATCCACAGCTCTGTACCCTTGGTTTTCTGTGCCATTTGTGTCTACTCCATCGATGGTGAAAGCCTTTCGGCAAGTTCAACCGCTCTTGCCCACGGTCGTTTTCGTGCGGAGCGCTCCGCAAGAATTCAGTGCCACGTATCGCCGTGGCCCGCGCCGGATTTCCTTGCTACCGAATTGCTCAGTTACCGGGCGACTGGGGAGCATGCGCCCCACGTCGCGGCTGGACTATTCACCACGGGTCAAGCCCGAAGTGGCCCAGTGTTCACCTCTGCGTCCAAGTTTCGAGATCGAATGTCCAGCGCCAGAGAAGCGTATCTTCCTCCCGCGATTCCATCGGACCCATGACAATATAACCAAGAGGCTCCAGAACCGCTTGAGCGGCTTCACAAAGCTGCCGCGCCGTAGACTGCGCCAGAGCATAGAAGTCAAACTGGAACCGTGCGTCGTCAATGTCAGGCTCCTCCTGAAGGTAGTTCTCCGGAACACCCGAGATGATCGACCAGACAATCAGCGGTGACTCAGGTATCGCTGGACTCTGTGGTGCAGCGGTCCGGTACACGCGCCCGGAAACAGCCGTATTGATCGCATTGTTGCCCAGAAGCGTCGCCGTGAAGTTCGGTATCACTTTGGAGATTCCAACTTGTCGAGAGATTTGCTCAGGCTATCAGCGAAAACTTCAGGCAAATCGGATTTGTTGAACTCAAATGCCGGACGCAAGAATGGGTAGGGTGGCTGATGCGATGTCCCGAACTCGAGGAACCGCGCATAGAATAGCGGGCCATAGTCCTTGTATTTCCCACCGGCTCGACCCTTGCGCCGGTTACCCGCGTTGTCCGCATACTTCTTCGCCTTCGCACGGATCGTCACGGTGATCTTCTCAACGCCAGCAACCCGAGTCTTCGGGTGCGTAACGATGATGTTCGCAGCAAGCGTTCCCGACTTCTTGTGTACCAGATTGATCGCGCTCGTCTGAATCAGCTTGCCCGCCTGACGCAGTGCATGCACGACCGGCTTCGCGGCTTGCTTGCCACCCACCGTGTCGGATATTTGCTGCAACCGCTGCTGAAGTTCTTTCAGCCCGGTTACTTGTACATCAACAGGCATGTTGTCTACTCGAAAGGGAATGCGCGCAATGCGGAACCCGGTGTCTTGTTGATCACCTTGACTCCGCACTTGGAAAGGAACTCACCGATTGCCTTAAACTGGTGCTGGAATATCTCGAACCGCCCAGCCGTCGTGTTGTTCAACGGAGCGACATGCTGCCCGAAGTAGTGCGAGCCTTTGTTGTCGAATCCGTACAGGTGAATCTCCTTCGCGAAGTAGCGGCTGCGCGCCACCTCCAGCGAGAGAACCCCGGAACTCGACTGACTCGTCACGTAGTCCGAGAACACGCGCTCGACGCCAACGATGTTGTTGCTGCTGAACTTGCGCCCATCGAACTTGATAGCGTCCTTGTGTGCGCGCCACCAGTCGTGGTCGTTCGCCACAAGCCCATCAGCCCACGGAGCCAACTGGTAGACGTTGTTCACGACCAGAACCGTGTACTCGCCGCGAACCGAGTCCGCGACCTCCTGAGACATGCTCTCGCCGCTTGCCAGTATCGCCACCCGCATCACACGACCTCGACGACTCTCTGAGAATGCTCGCGCTGCGCCTTGATCCAAAGTTCGTCATACGGCTTGCCTTCCCAGCCGGGAATCCACGGGCCACCGAGCGTGAAGTGCGCGATGGCAGGATTCGCTGGCGGCAGACGCACGTTGACCAGCCAATTGTAGTCCTGACTCAGTTCCCCAATCTCGGAATCAGCGAGCCATGAGAACGCATGGAGATCGCGACCGGGCCACTGATTCAGCGTCGAAAGGTTCAGACGACGATTGCCGGGGTGATCGCAGTTGATCAGCATCACGCTGCTCCAGTTTTTCCTTTTGTATAGCGTCTGTACCTGTGAATCCATCTTATCATCGACACTATCGAGCGACGGATGCTTGACCACCATCACAGCGAACCGATCATCGGCGCGCTTCAGCAGTTCCTTCGGATCGCGCAGGAACACCACGTCGCAGTCCGTAAACAGGCACCAGCCCGAGTGCGCCAGCAGCGGCACGAAGAACCGGCTGATCGCGAACTGCGTCGATTGCGGAGCCGAGCTTGCCAGATCGAACATCCCTCCGCGCCGGTCCACTGGTCGCGTCAGTAATCCCTGAGCGCGCAACTGGTCTTCATAGATCGGCGTGACCTGACAACCGAACGACTGCGCCGTGCTACGCGCAACCTCGAACGCTTCGTTCTCCCGATTGTCATAGCCGATGAAGATTCTCATTTCCGCGCCTCGAACCTCATGTCCCGATGTAGCCGCTTGCCGTGCGTCTGCGGCTCCATGACGTGAATGTGCTTGAACTCGTGTTCCCCGAGAAGCTTCGCCAGCGACTCCGGGGTGTAGCCGTACAGGTGCGACATGAACGTACCGTCGTCCTTGTCCGATCCGTAGATCGCATCCAGAGACGAACGCTTATCACCACCGTTCAACAGATTCCATGCCGCAGCGCGCAGGTTCGGTAGCTCAAGAACCAATCGCCCTTTCTTCGCCAACAGCCGTCTGAACTCTTCCAGAACCGCGTCCACGTTGTAGCGCTGGAAGTGCTCGATCACATGGATGGCCTCAATCTCTTCAGCGCATCCGTCTTCCAGCGGAATCTGTTCGATCAACTTCCCGCCACTGAACCTCAACTGGAAGATAAGTTCAGGGTCTCTGGTTGCGCCGGGATGACGCTCCGCGTCGATGTTGAACCATCCGTCTCGGATTGCCTTGCCACAACCGAAGTTGACTCGCATAACTTCCTCTTGATGAATGCCCATGCCAGATGCGACTCAGCGGGCGTGTATTGCCAGTGCGCCAGCGACCGCAGGAAATCCAATCTCTGCTCTCGCGTCGGGTTCTGTCCATGCCTATACAGCGCATAGGCAATCCCGTCCTCGCACATCACCGGCACTCCAGCGATGCACGCATCTACCGCGACGTTCGAGTGCTGGCAGACGACCAGAGACGCGCCCTTCAGCACCTCTTCAATCGACCCTTTCATCACCTCCAGCCCGTGCAGTCCCTCTTCCGGAACCTTCGGACGATAGACGATCTCCCGACCGGGGAACTTCGTTCGCAATTCATTGAGCGTGCGTTCCTCCCACTCGCAAACCTGCAAGCGTTTCCACGTCCGCTGCTTGGATCCGAGTCCGCACAGAACGATTGGACCGTTCGGATCAGCGTCCTCGCGCAGCTTGATGCTCGTGTTCGCCAGTCGCTGCGGATGCTCCGGCTCGATCATCCGCCAAGGGTGATCCGCGTCAATCGTCAACCGCATGTGGAACCCGATTGGCGCGTGCCTGAGCCAGTAGCCCAAGTCCCAGCCGATCATGTGACCACCGGCTTCCATGTGCTTCTCGATCCACGGTCTGCGTCCCTGATGACCGATGCCGTAGACCATCAGCCACTCCGCTGCGCCTCTCCAGTCGGTCGAGCAGATCACGTTGATCCCGCATCTGCTCGCGATGCTTGCCATCGAGTTCAGCATCTTCTTGCCACGAGAAGACATCTGCTCATCGACAATGATCTCGCAATCACAACTCACTGAGGAACCTGCGAAGGTCTGACGCTGCCGCATGGACCGAGTACGCCTCAGCGACGAACCGTTTATGTATCTCTTCACGGGACTCCAACGGCTCAAGCCAATCGAATGCAGTCTTCAGTTCACTGCGGTTTGCGACCCAGTACTCAGCCCCGGTTGAAGTCTCGACATAGCCACACTCGCGCTGCCCAACGAACGGTGTTCCGCTCGCGTGCGCGTTTGCCAATTTGACGTTCGACTTCCAGTGCTGCTGCACATAACCGTTCCATCGACCACCACGGAACGCGACAGCAATGTCCACGTCCGCGAGGTGATCCGGGTTGACGATGAACCGCCAGCCTCGATTCAGGCACTCCAGATGCAACTCTTCCCGCCAATCGGCAAGGTAGCGGTTGTCCCCGTCGTAGCCCACCCGGGTCACGCTCTCGCGCACCGGGTTGACTCGCATCACCGGACGATGGTGGTGCTTGAGCACCATTCCCGGCAGGTTTCCGCCGCAGTCGTCCATCATCCGTTGGCAAGGCCAGACCACGGCAGTCGGTCTAAACTGATTTATCTGCCCCCGAACCCACGCAATCGCCTCCTCGCGAGTCCAATGTGACGCTTCAGGCTGCGGGTAGAAGTCCACCGCATCGAACACCCACGGCTTCTTAGACCGCAGCAGCCCGTCCAAGACGCACGAGGGCGTGCGCTTGACCACCACCGCTAGATCGCACGTCTTGAAGTCCGCGAACGTCGCCAGCGGCTTCACGGTAGCCCCCAGCGCTGTTCCTAGCTGGTCCCCCCTGATCTTCCAGCTTCCCGTCTCGCCACCCTTGCCGGTTACGAGGATTTTCACGCCTTCAACCTCCCGAACCCGACCGTCTCAGCGCGAGCCAGATGGACGTGTCCTTCGACGGTCACAGCCGGGACGTTCTTGCCGCGCTCTCTCAGCGCGTCGCTCGCGATCATCATGTATTCCCACTCGATGTTCGGGAACAGCGCTTCGATCCCGTCAGGGCTGAACCTGAAGTAGTCCTTCGGGTAAGCGTGATAGCGCCAAATCCACGGCACCGATATAAAGATCGTCGCGCCGGGAGCCATCAGGGTCTCAATCGTTTCTGCCAGCATCCACGGCCTGCGCGAATGCTCCAGAACGGACATGCACTCGACGTGATCGAACAAGGTCCACAACGGCTGCTTCTGCTCCAAGTCCATCACCAGATCGACGCCATCTCCTTCCTCCATGTCGATGCCGATAGCATCCGGGTATAGGAGTCTTCGATCAGGCTTCCCCCTGTAAACCTTGGAGCCGACGATCAACGTCCTGCCGGGTTGCGGCTTGACGAACCGCTTCTCGAACTCATCCAGCGCACTACTGTACTTCGCCATCGGTTTCACCTTGCCGTGAAATTTAGCAACCTGTCGAACGCCTCGCCACTTGCGATTTCAGCCAGCGTTGACTGCGCCCATGCGAGCCTGCGAAACATTGCAAGCCTTCCTTCAGTCGTGTTGTCCTGCGCCGCGATCCAGTTCTTGAAGTCGGAGCGAACCTTTACACCCCACATCAACGCCTGAATCGCTGCGGCAGATCCCCACGTCGTGACCCAACTAGCTTTTTCCAAATCTTCAGCCAGAGTCTTCGCAGGCGCTTTCCTATTCCCCGGATGTGGCCTGATCCTGCCATTCTGCCTCTCCAGCCATCCGTTCGGTTGCGCGACTTCAGCAGGACCGAAACCGCGCTGCGGCAGGACAACCGTCTCGCCGCCTTCGTCTCTCCAGTCTGCCAACTCTACGCCGAGGGAATCCCACCGCTTGTTGTCTCGTATCGGGAAACACCCTGAGCGATTATGGAAGCCTCGCGCTATGTGATACCAGTTCCTGCCAGCGAACGAGTTCGATCCGAAGCTGCAATTCTCCATGCACAGAACCGGAAGTCCGCGAGCCTCGAAGATTCGCGCAGCCCGATCTGAATCTGCAAACCTGTTCCACGTCACCAGCACGTCGCCATCGCTAGGCGAAAGAGTCAGCGCATCGACCGGCTTGAATCCGATCCTACGCAACCCCTCGCAGACGACTGCTCTGCGTTCGGGAATTGTGAAGCGTAGCGAGAGCCATGCTTGCCGCATCAACCCTCATTCGTTCCCTGCGCGACCGGCAGCGTCAACCACTCCACTCCAGTGTTCGGGTCTTGGAGCGCGCCGAGGATGTTGTAAATTTTCGAGCCAGCGACGATCCGGCACGACGCATTCACGTCCGAACGATAGCGAATCGTGATCCGCCCAGTCGCGCTCGAAGTCGTCTGCTGAGACGCGGTGAATTCGCGTGCGCTCAGCGGCGAGATGTCCGCCCAGACCTGAGCGAACTCCGTCCAGACCTTCACCTGATCGCCGTTAGAGTTCAGGATCGTCGCCTGACTTTGCAGCGACACCAGATCACGCAGTCTGCCAGCCTTAAGCCCGCCCATCAGCCGATCCCAAAGTTCCGGTACGGATAGAGCATCGCCGTCACGGGACGCGGCAGGTAGCCCGTCTCGTACTCATGCCCCTCGTCGTTGTCGCGGTCCTTGTAGTAGTAGCCGATGAGAAGCAGCGTCGCGATCTTCACGTCTTCCGGAATGTCCAGAGCAATACCGTTCGAGTCAGCACTCGGAACGCCAGCGCTGTTGAAGAAATTCGCGTTGTCTCCAATGTAGTTCGCGACAGCCTGAGACGCTGCTTGGATATACAGTTCCACCAGAGCATCGTCCGCAGTCGTGCCACGACGCAAGTGATCACTCGCTGTCTGGAGCGAGACGAACATCATGGCCGCTTGCTTCCGTTCAGACCAACCTGCGACGGTGGCTTGATCTCGACGCCCCTGAAGTCCGCGCCATCCCGACCCTTTTTGACAGTCAATCTCCAATCAGCAGAAGTGCCCGGCTTTCCTTGCGGGTTGTCCTTCTGCGCCGTCCACCAGCCACCGTTGTACGTCACGCCATCGTGCCGCTGATACTCCTTCTCCGGTAGGTAAACCCCACGGTCGATCAGAATCGGCAGGGTGAGGCGCTTCTCGACTCGACGGTCACCGTGCTCAAAACTGAGCACCAACGTGCGACCGTCTTCGTCAAGCTCGACCCTGAAGTCATCCAACCCGAACCCGTCAACGCCATCCTTCGCTGCTGGCATCTTGTCTACCGCTTTCTGGAACAACTCCTGAGCGCGGCGCTCGAAGTCCAGCGCCCACGCGGATTGCCATGAATTAAGGACAGGAACCACATCGTCAAGCGAAACGCTCTTGCCGTCATCTCCATCCTTTGGTCGCGGAAGCGCAGAGATTTCTTTCAGCATCTCAGCGCGCAGCATGGGCAGAACGTCGTCCACTGTGACGCTCGTTCCATCCTTCGGCGCAGGCACCAGAATCATCGCCGCCTGAATCGCTTCGAGGATCATCGGCTGAACATCGTCGAGCGTGACGCTCGTTCCGTCCTTCGCCTTTGGCATTGCCTCGACAGCCGCTGCAACAGACGCCGCATAGTCAATGACTGGCATTGCGGATAGTTGCTCAACAGCCGTCTCAAGTTCCGAGACGCGCTTAAGCAGAGGAGCCGTCGCCCGCGTAACTTCGGAGCGCATCATCACAGCAATGCTTTCTGCGAACTTCTCAGCATCCATCGGAAAGTTCCGGAATTTTGTCTTTCAGATGACCCATGACCTTCGCGAGGAAGTCGTCCACCTCTTTCCCTGTCTGGGATGGGTCAGAGACTGCGGGCGGGCCACTTGCCGATGGCGTCGGGTTTGACGTAGGACGATCAATGACGAACGGATCAGGCATAGAGTCGCGCTTGCCGATTGCTTCGAGACTGAAGTTCTGCTGCTGGATCATTGGCGAGTCGCCGCCAGAAACCGGAGCTAGGTTCAACTTCTTGCGCGCTTCGTTCGGGGCGAAGATGGAACTCTTCACGCCCTCGCCAAGAGTCGCGATCTGCGTCTTGGTGTCCATCCGAAGCAAGCCGTCGAGATTCAGTTCGATGCAATACTTGTCGGGAACGGCAAGACCTTCTTCGAGACAAAGTTCCATCTTCTCGATGTGCGTCTGCAGGCACTGGTTGTAATACTGCTGCCAGAGCGCTTCGATGTTGTCATACGACGGCATCGCGCCGACTCCCGCCATGAAAGCCGGGACGTGGAAGCAGGAACAGACCTGTTCCGCAGACAGCTTCAGGAGTTCGATCAACTGTGCGTCCGTGGATGTCATGGTCAGCGGTTGGAACTTCATGCCGTCGCCCAGCACCGCGATCTTGCCAGCGTTCGCCCCGGTGTAACCGGAGTTGAACTTGTCGGAGACTTCCTTCGCCTTGTCCTGACTGATCGCGCCGGGAACCATGATGATGCCGCTGATCTTCGCACCGTTGGCGAAGAACCTCGCGTTGTTTTTCTGAATCTCCAGACCCGTCAGCGCTGGCATGTGGCAAGCGAATAGGGGGGCGACACCGACCATGGGATGGAACAGGCAGTTCATCCGGTCATGGATGATCTCGGATGCCGGGACGATCACCGACTCAGGAAGTTCAGCGAGGATGTCCATCGACAACTGATAGAACACGCTGCCGTCCGACGCGACCAGTGGCCGCACACGGATCGGGTTCAAGACATGCATCTGCACGACGTTGCCCTTGCCGTCGCGCTGCTTGAGCACGTAGGTGTTGCCGGTGCGAAGCTTGGAGATGATCCACGCTTCCTTGAATTCGATGTGGTTCTGGTAACTGTTCGGCTTGTCCAGCACCGGAGAGAACGACGGTGAAGTCGTTTCCGTGCTGATCCCGTCAGCGTCCTCCTGCATCAATTCCAGACACAACTTGCCGATGTCGGCAGCGATCAGAGTCACGCAGGAATAGACGGCTGAAAAAGAGAGCAGCGTCTCCTTGCTGCACTCAGCATTGCGCTGCCACGCGCCTGAGAACGGCTCCCTTATAATTGGCCACCACCCACCCAGACCAGAGTCTCCGGTGGGCATGAGCGCGCCGCCATCGACTGGTCCGACGTAGGTCTTGCGCTTGATTTCGAACCCGAGAATGTTCACTTTTCGGCTGTCATGTCTCTGCGGCGATAGGCGCGATTCTGACGGGGCTGCGAATATTCCACTCGCTCTGCCCAGCCGAGCGCCTCGACGAGAAGTGCCTCATCCTCAGTGGCAATATATTCCTCTTTCGGCTGTACCGTCCGCTCGTTCCATGTGTGACGCTTGACGACTCGCATCTTGGGCATAAGAACCTCGAAAAAAGGGAGTCCCATGATTGGGACTCCCAAGAGTGTTGACTGTTAGACCGGGAAGCCACCCCAGTGAACTGCCGTCAGGTACGACACGGCAGCGGAGCGACCCTTCACCCAGTTGACCCACCGTTCGGCGCGAATCGCCGTCGAGTTCGTCTGCCACATGGAAACGAGCGAAGCGCCCGTACCGTTAGCCGACTGGTTCGTTGGTGCGTCCGACATCTCGACCGAAGCCTCGCGGGAAGCGTCAACTGCGACCATGCCGTCATCGGCAAGGAGAATCGACGGAGCATGCACGAGAACCACGATGTGCGAGCCGTCCGACGCGCCCACCAGACCCGCCGACTGCGAGACGATGACCGGCAAGCCTTCCAGCGTGCCGCCCGTCATGTCGATGGTCGGGAACTGGCGATTGCCCAAACTGGTCAGCATCAGGCTCAGCGCCATCGCTGTCGTTGGGGACATGATCCATGCGCCGCCCGTTGGGTCGATGTTCGCAGCGATCCACGGAGCGAACAGCGTCAGGATGTCCGTCGCAATCGCGGAATAGGTCGTCGTGCCCGTCGCCGCCGAGTTCGTCGCACCATTGGTAATGGAAGCAGGCTTGACGTTCGAAGAACCCGAGTTCGACGGATCGATGAAGTCCGAGTCCATCGTGGTGATGACGGCATTCGCCAGATCGTCACGCAGAAGCGTATCCGCCGAAGGAACCGAGAGGCGAGCTACTTCGTCTGTGACGACGGTGATCGCAGCCAGCTTGGTGAAGTCGAGCGTCACGGTATCGAACGCAGCGTTCGATAGAGGCTTGGCTTTGCCCTCGCCAACCCACGAAGCCGTCGCGCCGCCCGTCTGCCGCTTGACGCGGACCTTGAACGGAACCATCCGCATGCCGGGGAGCCGACCGATGATGGTCTTCGGACGCAGGTATTCGATGAAGTCCGTCGCCAAGTCCTGATACTGCACGAGCGCGCCAGCGAATGCTGCCGTGCTGGTGATCGCGCCAGCGACAGCCGTCTTCTCGATGAATGCGCGGGACGAACCCTGACCGATATGCATCTTGATGACATTCTGGAGCGGAGTCTCGTTCGGATACATCTCCTTCGCCATCTGGAGAGCCACGCTGGCGTCGCCGTTGCCGCGAGCCATCAGGCCCACGAAGCGGGCGAAGCCGATGCCCTTCTCCAACTTGCGCTCGACCGCGACGATGCGGCGATGATCGCTCGGACCTTCCTTCAGGGTGACGACAGAGCCTTCATCGTCCTGTGTCGGAGACTGAATCGGCTTGGCGTTCTTGCCGAGCAGGAGTTCGGACTCGCGCAGACGATCAAGATGCTTGTCGATGGTGGCGACTTCGGCTTTCGCTTCGTCGTACTGGGTCGCCTGTTCGGGATCGAACGACTCGCCGGACTTCTCCGACGCTTCGAGCAAGCTGGAAATGACTGCCGACTTGGTTTCGCGCAAGTCCAGATAGGACTTGATTTGCTGCTGGATGTTCATTTGGTTTCCTCGTCGTGTTTGGGTAGACGGACAACGCCCGCCTTGGATTTTCCCGTGACGCCGGGAGGTGGAAGACGCACGACACGATGAACTGGTTCGCCAGACGAGGCGCGCTGCGTGTCATACGACTTCACTGTTTGGATGGTCGCGCCAGCGTTCGCTGGAATTGCAACCGGAGAGAGTTCGAGCCAGCTCCACTTCGTGAAGCGCATGCCGTATGTACCCTTGATGGGTTCGGACTCGATGGGTTTGAAGCCAATGGATAGGCCGCGCACAACCTTGTCGCGCACCAGCACCCACGCCTTGTTCAGGTCGTCGCGCAACTGCTGCGGGTAGTCGGCTCCAGGCTTGAGCATCTGGCCTTTGATCTTGATCCCGCTCGGCATGGCGCGGGCTTCGATGATCTGGCCGATGGGGTCTGGGATCGATCCCTTGCCGTGCTGCCAGAGCATAGGCAGTGGAAGTGTGAACTCCGCGCCCATGGGTTCCACGATGTCTTCCGTCCGGTCAACCTGCGGAGTCGTGGCGATGCCCTCGAAGGTCCGCTCTTCCTCGTTGATCGACTTCAGTTCGAAGAGTGAGTATGCCTTGTCCATTTTGCTGCCCTCAAATGAAAACGACGTCGTACTTCTTGTGCCGTGATTCCGGATTCAGCGACATCAGCGTGATCGCATTGAATGTCGCCATCAGCGGATCGATCTTGCCGTTCCCAGATGCCTCTTTCGTGATCGCGATGGCGTTGCCCTTCGGCTCGACCTTCGCGTTGCCGACTGCCCAGTTCATCAGCGGAGAACCGCAGTGAATCATCGTGCCGCCAGCGAGTTTCCGTTCGGTGGTCTTGACCGCTCCGACCATGCGCCAGCCTTGGGGGATCGCAACGATTCGGTCAATTCCGATCTCAGCCGCAACCAGTGCGTCAACAATCGATCCGATTCCCGCTTGATCGACGCCGACTCGTTCAAGCAAGCCAGCATCTTCGCATTCGCGGATATGGTGAACGACGCCATCGATGTCATCTCCAATGTGCTTGACGATGGTGAGATCGCCTTGCTTTTCGAAATCCTTGTAGCGCGGCGCGTCCTGTTTCCTGCGAAGCAGACCGATTGGATGGACCCAAGCATGCGCCCAGTGTAGCCATAGCCCGGTGGACTTCTCCCTGCCGACTATGCTCAACCCCAGAAGATCGTCCAGACCACCACCGTCCACCCCGGCAGTTACCACCTCGCAGCGTTCGAGCAGCGAGGCCAGAGACAGTTTCTTGTCCGCCTGCGGTTCCCAATACATCGCGCCAGCCCACGCATCGGACTTCAGCGCGAGACCGATCTCGACGTTGAAGTGCTTCGCGAGCAACCCACGGACAGACTCCTCGCCCGCCTCGTCAGCCTTCGCCAACTCTCGCTCGAGAAATTCCGAATCCACGGACGCGCCGATGTTCGGGTTCGTGATGTAGAAGTTCTTCGGATCGCGATAGGCTTCCGCCTTCAACATCGCATCCGGAAATTCGTACAACACCGGCAGGAACTTGTTGTCCTTGATCCGACCGTCGCGCACGCCCCTCGCGTAGAGAAGCTTGCTGCGGAATACCCCAGCCGGTGGTTCGTCCGATTGCGTCGAGAGTGAAACCGTGAACCCCTCTGGCTTGGATGCCAGCCCCCCGCAAGCCTCGCGCAGCATGTTCTCCGCGTTCGCACGCTTGCCGAACAACCACAACTCGTCGATCAGCACCCCGATTGCCTTCTTGCCGCCGACCGCTTCGCTGTCCGCAGCGACGATCTTCAACGTCGCATTCGTGACGCGGTGCGTGATCGTGCGGTAGTGATCCTGCACATGCATCAGATCGCGCAACTCGTCATCCGCTCGGATCATGTCTCGAGCCGGAGCAAACGAGTTGTCCGCAATCTCCTTCGTCGGCGCGATGATCAGGAACTCGCCCGACTGCCGCCAGTTCAGGATCAGTGCCGTCAGCATGATCCCAGCAGCCGACGTGGACTTCGTGTTCTTCTTCGAGATCAGCAGGAAGAACTCGCTGATCAGCCTACGCCCCGCTTCAGGGTCATACGACCCGAACAGCGCACCCACGAACTGAAGCAGCCATTCCCGGCTGATCTCGCCCATCGTCGGGCTGCCCAGCACGTCCATGACCCTCAGTTGCTCGAAAACCCGGAGCGCTGCATCGGCCTGCTCCGGAAAGAGCGGCCCGAACGGGATCAGCGGTTCACGCTCGACGATCCGGCGCTCCCAGTCTGGGCAAGCCGTCGTCCAGTCCACCTTACAAGCCCCGCGACAGGATGAAGCGAATCCACGCAGCGAGAATGTTCAGTCTCGGCGCTCGGCCATCCAGAGAATGCCAGCGCCGTGCCGGGGGAAAGGGGAACATCACTTCACCGCGTGAAGCTTCGGTGCCTTCATCGGTGCGAACTTCCCACCAGCAGCCACGACCGCCGCGTCAGCCTGATCGTCCTTCTTCCCGCGCTCACCCGGCTTCTTCTTCTCGTAAGCGATCAGCCGCTTCGCCGAGTCCTGCCTCAGTTTCATGTCCACAGTCGGGTCCATCATCAAGGCCCGCAGGAACGCCACAGGGTCGCCCGTCTGGAGGGCCTCACTCGGATTGACGTTCGGGTCGGGCGCGTCGCCTGAACCGGCTGGTTCGGTCTGGGGCATGGTTCAGGTTCCTCCGGCTCTGGTTCAAGCCAAAATTTTGTGCAAACGAG